TGCAGAAAGTATGGCTGAAATGATTCCTGGTTGGCGTAGAGAACACAAATTAAGAACGTTTTTGCAATCAGTAGAAAGATTTGCTGACGCGACAGAGCAAGCACCACGAATGGCTGAATATAAACAACATATTAATAATTTTGGAAATGCTTATGGTGATAAACTACAAGCTATATATGAAGCGAAAGATGTTACAGTTAACTTTGGTAGACGTGGTGGCATAATGAAAACAGCATTAGGTAATTCAATACCATTTTTAAATGCTGGACTAGAAGGCTTTGACAAAATAAGACGTATGCACGACAAAGAAAATATCAAAAAAACTCTCCCAAAAGCTTTATTAGCAATAACAATGTTTCAATTTGCAAATATGGCTTATTGGTATAGTGATGAAGATCGAAAAAAGAGATATCTTGATGTCGCAAAATACATTAAGGATAATTACTGGTTATTCCCAAATCTATTAGATCCAGAAGGCCCAATGATCAGAATTGCGAAACCTAGAGAATTAGCACAGATTTACGGATCAGCATTTAATAGAATTTACGATCGAATATTCGAAAATGACGGGCAAGCTTTTGAAGGTTTTGGGGGAACAATTATTAGAACGTTCTTACCGCCAACGGATACAGTTTTTAGTGGTATAAGTGATATTAAAAGCAATACATCATGGTATGGCGGAACGATAGTAGGTTACGCTGAACAAAATTTGCAAGTAGATTTTAGAGCAGATCGAAACACTTCGGGTGTCGCAAAATTATTAGCAAAAGTATTACCAGATTTTGAAAGTTTTTCACCTATGAATATTGATTATTTAATCAAACAATATACCGGTGTCTTTGGTAAATTTGCAATATCTGGAACAGATCAGATTAAAGGGAACTTTCTTGAACCAATAGAAAGAGCTTTTACATCAGATGAAGCTTATTCAAATAATCATGTGCAAAATTTTTATAATCACTTAGAACACCTGGATCAAGTTTATACTACGGCTAGAAAAAAAGGTACTTACAAAGGTTTTTATAATAAAGATCTTCACGACACTTATAAAATATTTGCTGAGAAGATGAGTACCGGATACGATTTAAGAGATCAATTGGAAATTGTTAGGACATATCCAAGTGACGAACAAAGAAAAATATATTTAGAATTTATCAAAGTTAGTAAATCACTTGATGAAGGACAATTTAAAGAAATGTCTATAAAAGAAGCGGCGCGAGCAATACAATATGAAATAATGTTAACTGCTGAAAAAGCAGAAGAAATATATAGAGAAGTAGAAAAAGGTTTGAAAAACAAATAAAACTTGATATAATTAAATTGACATCAGTTTTCGGCTTCGTCAGCTAAAGAAAGGTGGAACAATGTCAGACGATAAAGTATGTTTCAAAGCGGAACAAATTGTAGCACTAAAGGAAGATGTGAAGCTTATGAAATCAGAAGTAAAAGAATTGCAACAAAGTGTTGCAGAAACGGCTGTATATGTTAAACAAATATTTGATAGGATTGACGACTTAAAAGAATTATTTAAATCAACTAATCACGAAACACATCAAGCATGGCAACCAGTCATGTTGGAATTAATAAAAATGGTGGGCATAGTTGCTGCTGTTGTTGCAGGTATAAAAATAGTGGGGTGAAAGTATGAATGTGTATGAAATGTTTTTAAAAGAGAAAGGTTTTGTTATAACGGGATCACTCAAAGGTAAAAAGTTTTATGTTGATCCTGGCCACGGTGGTAAAGATACTGGCGCGGTTGCAAATGGTATGATTGAAAGAGATATTAATCTACCAATGGCCTTTACCTTTGGTGGCTTACTTAAATATTTAGGCGCCGAAGTATTTTATTCAAGAACAGATAATGAATTAAATAAAAGTTTAAGAGCGCGAGCAGAAGAATCCATTTATTACGACGTTGACTTCTTTTTCTCACAACATAACAATGCTGGCGGTGGTAAAGACTTTGAAATCTTTCATACAACTTATACAGATAATTCCCAAGGTGATGAAATGGCAAATTCAATTGCAAGATCGGTTGACAAGTATTCACACCAGGACATAAGAAGGGTAACTGATCGGACAAACAGTAGGGGTAAAGATTATTATGCACTACACAGATACACAAAGCATATTACTACCTTAATAATGGAAGGTGGCTTCCTTGATGGTGATGTAGAAGATATTGACACAAGAGAAAAAAGAAAAGCTATTGCATTAGCAGAAGCTTTAGGTGTTGCATTATACTACGACGTTGTTAAAGAAGCCCCACCAACAAAACAATCTGATATCACAAAAGCTTTAGATCAAGTGATCGAAGGATTGGTTATTATAAATAATAAATTGAAAGGGGTGTAATTAAATGGAACAATTTATCATTAATTATTGGTTAAACATTGTTATCATATTAATATTCCTGGTGGTTTCAGTATCACTATGGAAAAATGGCAAACGAAAGCAAGTTAAATTTGCTATTTATTGGCTTGTTGCAGAAGCAGAAAAGAAACTAGGTGATAAGTCCGGGGTTTATAAATACGGACATGTAATAGATAAATTTTATCACAGACTTCCTTTAATTATAACTATATTTTTCAGTAAAAAAGAAATTGACAATATAATTGAATTGGCGGTGGTAGAATTAAAACAATATTTAAGGAACGGGAACAACCTTGACTCTATAAAAAATACAGATGAATAAGTTTTTAAAGGCCTTCATAGGGCCTTTTTTTATTTTATAAAAACCCTTGAAATCTACGCTGAATGTGATATAATATACACACAAGTTAAATTAATACACAATATAGGAAGGGGGAAAACAATATGAAAGGACTAAAGAAAGCTTTGATTGATATTGATAAAAGTCAAAAATGGTTAGCTGAAAAAATGGGCGTTTCGGAAAACACGATCAGCCGCTGGATCAATGGGAAATATTATCCGTCAAGAAAGAAGCAAATAGAATTATGTAAATTGCTGAATAAAACGCTTGATCAATTAAATGACGTAACTTAATTTTTAGAAAGGGGAAAAAACATGAAAATATTATTAGAAGAAATAAGAATGAAAAACTTCAAGGGGTTTAAAGAAAGAACAATTAAGTTTAAACAAAACACTAAAATTGAAGGTGAAAATGAAAGTGGAAAGACTTCTTTATTTGACGCTTTCACATATGTATTATTTGATAAAGATTCTAATTACAAAAGCACGTTTGATATTAAACCACAAGATGAATTAGGAAATGAGATCCACCACCTTGAAACAATAGTTGAAGCGAAATTAAAAATTGATAAAGATGATCTGATACTCAAAAAGATATTTACTGAAAAATGGGTAAAGCCACGCGGTCAAAAAGATTCAGTCTTTTCCGGACATACAACAGATTTTTTCATCAACAATGCACCAAAGAAAAAAAGTGAATATGATACCACAATTACTGGATTGATTAAAGAAGATATATTTAAGTTATTAACGGATCCGTTTTATTTTAATACAGTAACGCATTGGACCGATAGAAGAAAAATACTTCAAGATATTGTCGGATCAGTAGACCAGGAACAGATAATGGATTCTAATAAGAACCTTCTTGAATTAAAAGATTATTTAATTAAGTATGATTCTTTTGATGATATGAAAAATGCGGTTGCATATGAAAAGAAAAAATATAAGAAACAGTTAAAAGATATTCCACCGCGCGTTGATGAATTAACAAATAATTTAATTGAGATGGAAAACAATAAATCATTTTATCAAGGAAGGATCGACGGATCAGAAGATAAAATCAAAAAGCTTGAAAGTGAAATGATTGATAGCAGCGGTGTTTATGAAAAAAATAATAAAGTAACTAAACAAATCTATGATAACGACGCGAAATTAAATCAATTTAGATATAAATTTGAAGAAGAAAATTCAGAAAAAAAGAGATTGAAACGAAACGAAGTTAAAGATTTTGATAATGAAATAATTGATATTGAAAAAGACAGAGATAGAAAAATTAAAAAAATGAAAGCTGCTATACCAATGATTGATGAGTATGAAGATCAGTTAATGCAATTAAGAAAAGAATATGATACTTTGAAAATTGATCTTAAAAACTTTGAAGATGATATTAATACAGAAGAAATTACTATTGACGCTGCATGTCCAACGTGTGGCCAAAATTTACCAGAAGAAGATATTAAAGCGAAACAGCAAGAAATTGTAGCAACCTTAAAGAAAAACAAGTTAAAAGAAAAAGAATCAATAATTAAAAAGAAGAATGATCTTAATAAAAAAGGCGTTAAAATAAAAAAAGAAAAAGAAAATTTAGAAAAAGAACATGCCCAATTGAAAATTGACATGGAAAAATTGGTTAATGATCTTATGGCTGCTGATAAAAAAATAGAAGATTCTAAAATATCATTAGAAGAAGCAGAAAAAGAAGTTTTTAAACCAAACAAGGAATATAAAACTATTGAAAAAGATATTAAAAAATTAAAAGAACAGATTACAGAAGTGGACGAATCTTTAAATGATAAATTAAAAGAAAAAATTAAAGGGTTTAGAAAAGAAATTGACGGTTTCAAAGATAAAATTAATAACTTTAAAATGAATGAAAGAAGCAAAAACCGTATTAAAGAATTGTTAAAAGAAGAAAAAGAATTAGTAGATAAAATTGTAGAGTTAGAAAAGAAAGAATTTTTAGTTGAAGATTTTGAAAGAACACAAGCTGACTATTTAGAACAATTAATTAATGATCATTTTGGGAAAGATATCGTTCAATTTAAATTATTTGAAAATCAAGTAAATGGTGGACTTAATGAAGTATGCACAGCGTTAGTAAGAAATGAAAAAGGAATATTAGTCCCTTTTGATAGTGCTAATAATGCTGGTAAGATCAATGCAGGAATAGAGATCATAAACGTTTTAACTAAACATTTTAACTTTAAGGCACCAATATTTATTGATAATGCAGAGAGTATTAATAAGATCAAAGAAAGTGAAAGTCAAAAAATAGAATTATATGTGGCCGATCATGGCACAGAGTTGGGGGTAATATAATGAGTACTGAATTAAATGTAATTAAAGAAGATGTTGTTGATGTTATAACGGTAAAAATAAAAGAATTTAAAGAAAACAAAACGTTGAATATACCAGATAATTATTCAATTGATAATGCTTTAAAATCAGCATGGTTAGTATTACAAGGAACAAAAGATTCAAATAAAAAATTTGCTTTAGAAGTTTGCACCAAAAATTCAATTGCAAATGCTTTATTAGATATGGTTATTCAAGGATTGTCACCAGCTAAGAAACAATGTTACTTCATAGTTCGTGGTAAGAAGTTATGTTTAGATTCTTCTTATTTTGGATCAATGGCCGTTGCTAAAAGATTAAATGAAGTTATAGACATAGCTTCAAATGTGATTTATGAAGGCGATAATTTTGTATATGAAATAGACAACGAAACTGGTAAGAAAAAAATAATTAAACATGAACAAAAACTTGAAAATATTGATAACAATAAAATATTAGGTGTTTATACTTTGATTAAAACAAAAAATTCAATGGGTGATCACTTAGAAATAATGAACATGGTCCAAGTTAGAGCTGCATGGAACATGGGAAGTGGATATGGTAAAAGCCCAGCGCATAAAAACTTTCCAGATCAAATGGCTTTAAAAACGGTAATTAATAGAGCTGTTAAATATTACGTTAATACTTCTGATGATAGTGATATATTGGTTGGTGCTTATAATCGGACTTTAGAAAGTGGTTTCGATAATACAAATAAACAAATAGATACAGAAGCTAACACCGGCAAACCAATAACGTTTGATACGGTAGATGAAGATGTAGAAGATGGCGATTTAACAGATGAAGAAAAAATGGAAATATTAGCAGCAGAAGCAGAAGATGAACGTGATTTTTAATTAGGGGTGATTAAATGATCTTAAAAGTACTGGGTAGTAGTTCAAAAGGAAACTGCTACCTTCTCACCAATGGTAAAGAGAGTTTGATTATAGAAGCAGGTATTAATATTAAAGAAGTAAAAAAAGCTTTATATTTTAATTTAAGAAGTGTCCAGGGGTGTTTAATCACTCATGAACATGGTGATCATTCAAAATATGCACAAAAATTTCTTGATAGTGGAATTAATCTATATTCATCTAAAGGTACTTTTGAAGCATTAGGTCTATCGCACCATAGATTAAAAACATTTATAAAAAACAAAAGATATAAGATCGGTGGTTTTGATATAGTTCCATTTGGTGTGAATCATGATTGCAATGATCCACTAGGTTATTTGATCAGACACAAAGATTTAGGTATCTTATTATTTGCAACAGACACTTATTATTTAAATAATCAATTCCCTGGTGTTAATCATATTCTGATTGAATGTAATTATTCGCTACCAATATTGGAAAGTAATGTTGAAAATGAATTGTTGCATTTTAAACAAAAAGAAAGAGTTATTAAATCACATTTTGGTTTAGAGAATGTAAAAGAATTTTTAAAGGTTAATGATCTATCCAGGACATATAATATAGTGTTACTACATTTATCAGATCGCAACAGTAATGAAGAAGAATTTATTAAAGATATATCTTCTCTAGTAAATATTCAAACATATGCTGCTAAAGAAGGTTTGAAAATTGAATTATTAGACGGGCCTTTTTAAATAAATATCTTGCTTTATCTTCGAACGAGTAGTAGAATAAGGATTAGTAAGAGAAAGAGAAGGGAAGGTGAAATAATGAGTACAATAAAAATTGGCGTAAAACTTCAACAATATAGAAATAACAAAAATATGACACAAACTGATATGGCGAAAATGTTTAATGTTTCTTTGTCATCATACCGTCATTGGGAAATGGACGTTACTAAACCAAATAAAGAAAATTTACTTAAAGTATTAAAAATCACAGAATAAGAAAAGGAGTTGATTAAGTGGGTGATTAATAAATGCAAGGGTGGGTAAAGTTTCATAGGCGAATAACTAAATGGGAATGGTATACAGATGAAAATACCTTTAAAATATTTTTTCATTTAATACTAATGGCCAATCACAAAAGTAAAAAATGGCGTGGAATTGAAGTAAATCGTGGCGAGTTAATAACAAGTCAAGATAAATTAGCAGCAACCAACGGAATTACACGTCAACAAGTAAGAACATCTTTAAATAAGTTAAAATCAACCAACGAAATAACCATCAAAACAACCAACAAATATACCTTAATAAAGGTAGTTAATTACAGTAACTATCAAGAAAACGAAAAAGAAAGTAACCAACAGAATAACCAACAAATAACCAACGAGCAACCAACAAGTAACCAGCCAGATAACCAACGAGTAACCACAAACAAGAATGTAAAGAACTTAAAGAATGTTAAGAATGATAAGAATGATAAGAATAAAGAAGTACCTATTGTTGATGTTGATTTTAAAAAAAATAAAATTCCTTATGAAAAAATTGTTGATTTATATAATGACATATTAGGTGATTTAATTCCTTCTGTCAGATCATTAACTAAAAAGAGAAAAACAAATATTAAAGTTAGGTGGAAGGAAAATTTAGATAGCTTAGAAAAATGGGAAGAATTATTTATTGCAGTAGAAGAACAAGATTTTATGTTAGGGGATAATAAAAATAATTGGAATGCAACTTTTGACTGGTTAATAAAAAACAGTAATAATTATGTCAAAGCATTAGAACGACAATATGAAAGTGGCAACACGAAAAAAACTAAGGAACAAGAGAAAAGAATACATGAAAAAAGATATGGGGGGTTTTTAAAAGATGAATAAAAAAGAATTTATTGTTATAACAGAAGTAATAATGAGCTTCTTTCCTAATTTTGAAAAAAAGATTAGCACAGATACACGATTAAAGATATGGTATGAAATGTTTAAAGATTTAAATTATAAAAGTACAGAATTAGCCTTAAAGAAAGTTTTAATAGATTCTAAATATATGCCTACCGTTTCAGAAATAAGACAAGCAGTTGCAGAAATAGAAAACCCCGACAATAGTATTACTGGATCGGAAGCCTGGGGACAAGTTATAAAAGCAATTGGTAAATACGGTATGTACGAACCTAAAAAAGCTTTAGATTCTATGGATCAAAGAGTTTCGACACTTGTTAAAAGATTTGGTTGGAAAGATATTTGCCTATCTGAAAAAATAGCAGTTGAGCGGTCAAACTTTATAAAATTATGGGAAGAACAGCAAGGAAAAGAAGTTAAATTTGCAGCACTACCAGGTTCAGTTAAATTACAGATAGAAAATAATAGAAAAAAAGAAGTAAAAGAAAAGCTAAAAAAACTAAGTGGTAATATGAAAATGGAATAAAACAATAAAAAGGCGGGATAATATGAAAAAAACAAAAAATAAAAAAGAAATGTTAAAAGTATATAGGGGTTTTGAAAGAATTGAATTTGAAGAAGCAATTCAAAGAATAAAAGAAAATTGTGAACAAACATTTGTGAGATTTCCTGGTAGTATTGATGTTCATTTTATCACTTATACAAAAGAAAAGGTAAATTCAAATTTTTGTTTATTAAGACGTATATTTAAAGATGATGGAACACAAGCTTTTGAAAAAGAAGGTAGCGTTATAAATATATTTGAAATGTTAGAATATAAATTTTATAAAAGTATTGAAAAGGGTAATATTAAATAAGGGGGAAACCATGACAAAACAATTTAGAGATTATGTAACAAAAGTGTTAAAAAGTAATGGAATAGGGGAAAATGAAGATTTTGAAACATCAGACGAATGTTTTGGGGTTTTAAAATGGTCAGATGGCACGATGTATACAGATGACGGAATTGGAGTAAATAGATTATCGCCAAGCGAAATTACATGGATATTAGAAGAATCTGATATTGAAAAAATAACTCAATTTGAAGAAATAACATATTTTGAAGCGATGAATAGGTTAAAGGAATACAAAAAACTTTATGTAGATTTC